GAGATGCGTGGGACCGCTATGCCCTCCGATTGGAAGGCATACACGATCTACGAACACCACTGCTCGCTGAAGCTGGACGTCGATAAGGCCCCCATTGCGCTGCCGTACATCGTCACGGTAGACAAAGACTCCCGTAAAGTCCTCTCGATTCGCCGAAATTGGCGCAAAAAGGACCCTAAAAAGCGCAAAATTGTGTGGTTTTCGCACTATAAATACGTCCCCGGCCTTGGTTTTTACGGCCTTGGACTGACCCACTTGATTGGTTCGCTCGCCGCCACAGCCACCGATACTATGCGTTCTTTGGTCGATTCGGGCTCATTTGCCAATCTCCAAGGCGGTTTCAAGGCCCGTGGGTTGCGCGTAACCGGTGGGGACGACCCCATTGCCCCCGGTGAGTGGCGTGATGTGGACGCGGCCGGGATGGACATCACGAAATCCTTGGTCCCGTTGCCGTATAAAGAACCCTCGCAGACGCTGCTGACGCTCCACGACCGCGTGGTCGCCGCCGGGCAGAAATTTGCCGACACCACCGAGCAGATCATCTCAGATTCGTCCAACTACGGCCCGGTTGGCACAACTCTTGCATTGCTGGAAGCCTCGACCAAGTTCTTCTCCGCCGTCCACAAGCGCCTTCATAGCGCTCAGAAGCACGAACTGCGCCTCCTAGCCCAGTTGATCGCGGATTACGAGGAAGGTCAGCAGTACCCGTATTTCATTACCGACAACAGCCCGGAGACGTTCGCCGGGGACTTCCGCGACGACATGAACGTGTGCCCGGCCAGCGACCCCAACACGCCGTCCAACGCCCACCGCATCGCCCGCAACCAGATGGCGCTGCAGATGGCCCAGCAGTACCCCCAGTTTTTCAATGCGCGAGAGTTGCTGAAAGCCACCCTCATCGACGCCGGGCTGGACGAACTCGACAAGCTCATGCCGGACCCTCAGCAAGCCCAGCCGCAGGACCCTCTCTCGGATATCACCGCCGCGTCCCAAGGCCAGCCGATCAAGGCGTTCCCCGGCCAAGACCACGACGCGCACATTCAAGCGAAGATGGCTTTCTTGCAAGACCCCGGCGGCGGCGGCTCTCCGATCATGCAACCCTATGCCCCGATTCTTGCTGCTAACATCCGCGAACACATGATGCTCAAGCTCGTTGAGACCGCACAGGCCAGCGGATTGTCGCCGGAACAAGCCGCCGTGCAGGCCACGCAGATGGTCGCACAGCAGAACGTCCAGCAGATGCAAGCCGCCCAGCAGCAGGCCCCGCAGGACCCGGGTATCGCCCTTGGCATGGCGGAACTCCAGCAGCGCAACAAAGAACACGAAGAATCCAAACCCGTCGAAGCGGCCAAGCTGATGCTCAAGGCCAAGGAACTCGAACTCAAGGGCGCCCAGCAGAAGCTTGACGCGCTGCTCAAGGGCGTGCAAATCCAAGGCGACGCCAAGGCCAAGAACCGCGCGCTGGGCGTGAAGCTCACCGGGGACCTGATCAAAGCGATTGCGACCCAAGCCAAGGGCAAGGGGGCTAAGGATGCCGAGTAAGAGTTTCGGTCAAGCACGGACCATGGCGGGCGCCAGTCACTCGGCCTCGTACGCCCGTAAAATGGGGATTCCCCAGAAGGTCGCCAAGGAATACAATACCGCTGACGCCCGTTCAGGGTTTCTCGGGTCGGCCATGCGCATGACCGGTAAGAAGAAAGCTTTTGCGGAAGGTGGAAAAGTGACCAGTAAACGCAAGCCCCAAGTGGGCGACAACGAAAGCATGACGCGCGGGATGTCTCCGGAATTGCTTCGCGAGACCGCCCCCCAAGTCGAACGCATGCGCCCGTTTGAAGGGGTGTACGACGAATTCAGTAAGCCCGGCGCATGGCGCGGTGATGAAATCAAGTCCAACAGTCGCCCCGACAGCCGTCCCGTGAAGAAGGCAAAAGGCGGTTCGGTGACTCGGGGTGTGGGCGCCGCCCAGCGTGGATTCCGCCCAGCTAAGATTTACTAATGGGCATCGAACAGTTCGTCGCGTCTATGCTTGAGGAGATCGCCCGGGAGCGTAAGTCCCTGATGGATTTCCTGGCGTCGGGCGTCGATAATTGGGATAGGTACAATTCCCTCGTCGGGGAGATAAAAAGCCTTGACCGCGTGAAGGATATCCTGCATTATAAACGGAAGAAGTTCCTGCAAGAGGAGGATTCCGAGTAATGCAGACCCCAACTGCCAAGTCCGCCACAAACATGATGTGGTTTACTGAGGAAAACGTTCCTGATCCCGCGCCGGATGAAATCTCCTGCGAAGGTTGGAAAATCCTCGTCCGTCCGATTCCCAACGCCCCCAAGTCCAAGGGTGGGATCATCATCCCCGACTCCACGCTGGACGTTATCGACCTGATCCGTTCGGTGGGTCGTGTCGTCAAGCTTGGCCCGCTGGCTTACAGCCGCCAGGATATGCTCGTCGAGGGCCAGAAGCGTCCGTGGTGCAAAGTCGGTGATTACATCCTCTACGGCCGCTACAACGGCGCGAAGTTCTCCTACGGCGGCGTGAAGCTGCTCTGGTTGAATGATGACGATTGTCTTGGTGTCATTAAGGACCCCGCCAAGATCAACGCCTAGGACTTGACACCTACCTAAGACTATGTTACGATGAGTAATCGACGTATTCGTCCCTCGTCAGGATGGGAGTAAGCATGTCAGACGAAAAAGAGACTTGGGTCGAGATTGACCCGTCGGCCCCTCCGGCTCAGCCGGAAGTGGAAACCGAGAAACCCAATACCGCCCAAACGCAGCAGGAACCCGCCAAAGGCCAAGAGGCCGATGAAGGGGACCTAGGTAAACGAGCAGAGAAGCGTATCCGCCAGTTGGTTGGCAAAACTAAGTCACTGGAAGAACGCGTCGCCGCCGCCGAACAAGCTGCTACAGATGCCCGCCGCGAAGCCGACGAGATTCGGTCCAAGGCGGGTAAGACGGAAGAGATTGCTTTTTCCGCCGTCGAACATGCGGTCAGAGAACGTCTTGAACTCGCTAAGCGTGCTTACGAAGAAGCCTTTCAGAACGCCGATGTTAAGAACGTAATGAAAGCACAGGCCGACTGGACCAGCGCGGAGATTGAGCTTAGCTCGATTGCTTCGCGCCCGAAGGCTCCGGCCCAGGCCGACCCCCCGAAACAAGTTCAGCCGCAGACCCCCGCCGCGCCGACGCAGCAACAAGTTAAGCTGCCGAAAGCAACGGAAGATTGGGTCGGCAAGAATGCTTGGTTTGGTACGGGCGAAGGTAAAGATCGCGTGGTTACGAATGCTGCGATTGGTCTTTCCGATGTGCTGCTGGAAGAAGGCTTCGACCCCAATAGCGCTGAATTCTACAGTGAATTGGAAGAACGCCTCATCGAAGAAATGCCGAAGGCTGCGAAGCTTCTCGGTCGGGATGTTGAACCCCGTAAACCAACAACTCCGGTAGGTGGGCAATCGCGTGTTCCCACCAAGCGCTCTAACACGGTGCGCCTCGATCAGGGAGACCTGACCACGGCTCGTCGCATGGGCGTTGACAACCAGGAGTTTGCACGTCAGCGTCAGAAGGCCGAAGCGGCTGGAGACGACTACGTCACAATCGACATTACGCGGAGGAAATAAGAATGGCACGCCCCACCCGGGAACAGGAAACACGCCGCAAGGAGTGGAAGGAACCCAACGAGTTGGATGTTCCGGACAACCTTAAGGATCGTCTCAAGTCGGAAGGCTACGAGACACGCTGGATCCGCATTCTTATGTCCGACGGCAAGCCCGACGCAGTGAACGTCATGACGCGACTGCGCGAAGGCTACGAGTTTGTTAAGGTGGACGAGAGCCCCGAATGGGAAGCTCCCCCGTCCATTGAATACGGCAAGCACGGCAATTTGATCGTCATCGGCGACCTTGCGCTCGCGAAGCTCCCCACGGAAGTTTCAGATTCCCGCAAACGCCAGATGCGCGAGAAGACCGCCAACTTGACGGACGCTATTAACCGACAGCTGTATGAGAATCGGCAACTTAATGAACGCATGCCGATTAGCAACAACAGCAAGTCGCAGACGTACAAAGGGACTCGCGTTCCCGCATCGGACTAGTCGTTAGTCCACCGGGCCGCGAGCATAACGAGGGTAAGGAGAATAAAGAATGACGACGACCAAGTCGCCCTTCGGCTTCCAGCCCGTTCGTATTCGCGGTAACGGCCCGAATACGAATGGACTTGAGACCTACCGGGTTGGTGCTTCGGCAGGTGCTACCGATATTGGCGACGGCGATCCCGTCAAGATGACCCCGGGCGGGCAGATTCAGCTTGCTTCGGCGACGACCGATTTTGTGATCGGCGTGGCCAAGGGCTTCAAGTGGGTCGACCCGGTGACGAAGCGTCCGACGTGGAACAACTACCTCCCGGCTGGCACGTCCTCGGCGGACAGCAACATCTACGCGTATGTTGACGACAACTCGAACGGCAGGTTCATCATCCAGGCGGACGCCACGGTTTCGGCGGGTGACCTCGGTCTGAACTACAGTGTTTCGGTCAACGGCGTTAACGTCGGCGGTCGTTCGCAGTGTGTTCTGAAGGCTTCGACTCGCACGACGGCTACGGCCCTTGTGCGCCTGCTCGGCGTCTACGAGACGCCGGACAACGCTCTCGGTGACGCGTTCCCGATTGTTGAGGTGGGTTGGGTTCAGCATCGTAACGCTGCCGTGTCGGCGTTCTAAAGTAAGGAGAACATATAAATGGCTGCGATTACTCGCGCAAATATTGCGAAACAGTTGCTCCCCGGCCTCAATGCCATCTTCGGTGTTGAATACGGTTCGGTGGACAACGAAGACGAAGCGCTGTTCGTTACCGAGAATTCGGAACGTGCGTTCGAAGAGGAAGTTCTCTTCACCGGCTTCGGCACCGCCCCAACCAAGCAGGAAGGCGCCGCTGTCGAATACGACAACGCTCAGGAACAGTGGACGGCCCGTTACACGATGGAAACCATCGCACTGGCCTTCTCGATCACCGAAGAAGCCATGGAGGACAACCTCTATGACACCTTCGCGAAGGTTCGTGCAAAGGCTCTCGCCCGCGCGATGGCCAACACGGAGCAGGTCAAGGGCGCCAACGTCTTCAACAACGGCTTCTTGAACGCCTTTGCTGGTGGCGACAACGTCGCGTTCTTCTCGGCTTCGCACCCGACCTTGGCGGCTGGTCTCCAGTCGAACACCCTCGCGGTGGACTTGTCGGAAACGGCCATCGAGAACTCGCTGATCAACATCAGCCTGTTCAAAGACGACCGTGGTATCCTGATCGGTGCGAAGGGCGTTTCGTTGCACATCCCGCCGCAGCTGCAGTTCGTTGCGGAGCGTATCCTGAAGTCGCAGAATCGTGCCGGTACGGCCGACAACGACGTTAACGCGATGCGTAACAAGGGGATGCTCCCGGGCGGTTATACTCTCAACCACCGCTTCACGGACAGCAACGCGTGGTTCCTCAAGACGGACGTTCCCAATGGCGCGAAGAAGTTCATTCGCGTTCCGCTCCAGACCAAGATGGAGCCGGACTTCGACACGGGCAACCTTCGCTTCAAGGCCCGTAAGCGCTTTGTCCACGGTTTCTCGGACTGGCGCGGATACCTCGGTAGCTCGGGTTCGACGTAAGTCGAGACCTAACCACCAGAACTAAAGGATTAGGGAGGAGCTTCGGCCCCTCCCTTTTTCTTTGTCCTCTTGCGGATTTAATCCCAATCTGCTATACTAGTCCTAACGACCCCGCCACAGAAGTGGGGCAGGAAAACACACCTAAAACACCAAAACCCACTTCTGGAGCAACAAATGACCACATTTGCATATCCCGTTACCCAGCGCGGCGCCGACACCAACCGGGCTTCGTTTAACACGAACCTCGAGTCGCAGCTGATGATGGAAACGTCCATCGCCTTCGGCCAGACCTCGCTCGCGGGCGTGGCTAACACCATTACGCCCGCAAACTTCATCATCCCGACCGGCGCCCGCATCACCGACGTGGTAGCTGACATCCGTACGGCCTGGGCCGGTAGCGCCGCACTCTCCGGCACGACCCTCAACTTCCTCCAGGGTACCGCTGTCATCGGCTCGCTCTCACTTGAAACCGCTGGCCGCGTCCGTCCGACTTACACCGGCGCACAGCTTACGGCGATGGCTTCGGGCGTCTCGGTCGACACCACGGTGTCGTTCGTAGTGTCGGTTTCCGGCTCGGTGGTCCCCAACGCGGGTCTCGCGTCGCTGCTGATCTTCCTCGTCTAAGGAGCCAACATGGGTTGGACACAAATTATCTCAGCGCATGTTTCAATCACAGGCGCCCAGGTAACTACAAGTAATACTCGTCTGCGAGCGGCAACGATTTCGCAGAAAAACGGCAGTGCGGGGCAGTTGACGGTGAGGGACGGGTCGGCTACGGGCCCTATTCGCTGGCGCGTTGACGTTCCCGCCGGGGGCACTTCCCTGTTGCACCTGTTGCTTCCTGATGCAGGTATTCGCCTGGAACGCGGCATTTATGTTTCCGTGGCGACTTCGATTACTTCGACCTTGTACTATGATGGGGGTCCATAACATGAAATGTTACACACCAATGAAGAAAGCTAAGGGCGGTTTCGTACCGTTCGGCAAAAAGGGCTCCACCAAGCACGACGACGCGGCGATGGACAAGAAGCTCGTCAAAGCTGAAGTCGGGAAAGCCATGAAGAAGGGCTACGCCACAGGTGGTTCTGTCGCGCGCGGCATGGGCGTTGCGATCAAGGGTGGCAAGTACACCATCTGCTAAGAGGTTAGACTTTGGCTACTTCTGGGACGTATGATTTCTCGTTGCCGTTTGATGAATTGCTCGAACAGGCCAGTCTGCGGGTTGGCGGCGAAGCTTTGCTCGGCACCGAAACGCGTACGTCCCGTCGTGCCTTAAATCTCCTCTTCACCGACCTGTCTAACCGTGGCGTTTTGCTCAGCACGCTTGAGGAAACTAAAACCACAGTAACTAACGGTACGGCCATCGTCACCTGCTCGGCGAACACCCTCGACGTAATGGACCTTGTTGTCCGGCGCGCCGGGACCGATCTTGCGGCCACTCGGATTTCATTCAACGACTACAACGCGATCCCCAAGAAAGACCAGCAGGGCCGTCCGACGCAGTATTTCGTCAACCGCCAGACCGACAACACGTACATCTATCTCTGGCCGACGCCCGACAACAGCACCGACGTTCTTGTTTTCTGGCGCACGCGTTTTATCATGGACGCTGCCAAGCTCGCCGAAGATCCCGACCTGCCGCGCCGCTTTTGGCCCGCCCTCGTTTCCGGCCTTGCGTACTATCTCGCTATGGGGCGCGGGCTCAAGTTCCCCCTCGACCGCCTGCTGACCTTGAAGGGTCAGTTCGAGGAAGATCTCTCGTACGTGCTTTCCGAAGACTCCGAGCGCGTGTCGTTTTTTGCCACCCCGAAGTTCTTCCGTCGATGAGCAAGTTCGCGTCTGGCAAACATTCCTGGAGCCTTTGCGACCGGTGCGGTTTTCGCCACCGCTACGACCAAATCGTCTCGGAGTCGGGCACCGAATGGCGCGTTTGTCGCACGTGTGATGATGGGACCTATAACCTCTCAACGCACCCCCAGAACACCCCGCCGCCTGTTTCCCCCGATTCACAGGGCCTGCGTTTCCCCCGCCCAGACGTTAACGTGGCGCTGTAATAGGCAGTTGGCCGGAAAGGTAATAAGGTTTAATGTCTTTGCTTTCCTCTGTCCCATTCTTCTTGGGTCGTTCTGCTGCAACGGACTACTCCATCACCAACTCGCTGCGCTTCCGCGCGAGCAACAGTGCCCGCCTGACGCGCACTTTTGGTTCAACAGGAAACGCCCAAGTGTTTTCGTTTTCTGCTTGGGTCAAGCTCGGGGCGTTGTCGCCTGACATGACTTTATTTGGAGCACAGAATACGGGGGCTGCGACTTGGGAGCAATTTGGCTTCAATGCTAATCGAATGTCTATGCGATTTGATCCAGGAGGGGTGGATTACGCATACACTTCTACTGGGCAAGTCTGGCGCGACCCTACAGCTTGGTATCATGTTGTGCTGGTCGTTGATACACCGCAAGTTACGGCTGCCGAGCGTGTAAAAATTTGGGTGAATAATAAACAGTTAACACTAACCACTTCTGGCGGCGGGGCTGTCCCGCAAAATTACAACACTCGATTCAACGTCAGTGGCAACACAACGGGGGTGGGTACTGGCGTTAATTATTTGGCGCCGACAGGCCCAAGCAACGTATTTGACGGCCTCATGTCGAACGTGACGTTCGTAGACGGCCAAGCCCTCACGCCGCCCAGCTTCGGTGAAACCAACGTCACGAGCGGCCAGTGGGTGCCGAAAGCATACACCGGCACTTTCGGCACCAACGGCTTCCTGCTGGAGTTCAAGAACGCCGCAAGCACCGCCACCATCGGCAATTCTACGACCGGCTCGAACAACTGGACGACCAGCGGCATCAGCGTCACGGCTGGCGTCACGTTCGACCAGATGACGGATACGCCGTCGAATAACTTTGCGACGCTTAATCCACTCATCGGAAGCGCGGCAAACATATCTTGGGCCAATCTCCGTAGCGGCACGACTGCCGTTCAAGGTACTGTCGATGCACTGTTGTTTAATTCGTATTGGGAGGTTACGGCGGCTGGGTCGAACGTAACCGCAGGAACGATCAGTGGCACCGGCACTACCAACACGACTACCGTAACGGCCAACAAGGTCTTCGGGTTCCGTCTTACGACGGCTGGTGCCCTAGACTACATCAACATCACCGATGCCGGGTCTTGGACAAGCATTACGACAGGTCTGACGGGTAATCAGTTTCCCTATGGCATCACAAACGCGGCTGACTGGAACTTTGGGCAGCGGCCCTTTATTGGCACTGTGCCCGGCACCTACGCAGCGTTGAACACCGCGAACCTCTCGACGCCCGCGATCCCCAACTCCGCCGCGCAGTTCAACGCGGTCCTCCGCACTGGCACCGGGGTCACGGCCAGCGTTTCGTCGCTCGCATTCCAACCTGACTTGGTGTGGATAAAGTCTCGCTCAGCGGCAACCAACCACAACCTGTTTGACAGTTCGCGCGGCACGACGAAAGGAGCGGTCACTAATGGCGCTCCCGTCGAGTACACGGACGCCAACTCGCTGACGGCGTTTGGAGCCAACGGGTACACTCTTGGTTCCGATGTGTCGTCGCGTGGTGTGAACATAAACACAAACACCTACGTCGATTGGTCGTGGAAAAAGGGCGTCACGCTGGGGTTTGACATTGTGACGTACACGGGTAACGCGACCAACCGCACGATCAGCCACGCTCTCGGTGTGGTTCCGCATTTTATGGTGTTTAAAAACCTTTCTACGACAAACAACTGGCCCGTGTATCACCGCAACCAAAACGCCACGCCG